TCTAAGTGCACTATGAAGTGGAAATCTCGCTAAATATGAATTTATTTATGTCAAACTCATAAATGCTAAATTAGACCGACTAGATGACACCACGCACTCCGAGCATCGAGTGCATGTTGCGGTTGACATCTTCAACCGTATGTCGCTCTGTGTCTTCTGTCGCTGTCCCGACCTTGCCATCAAGTGTGAAAAGTTTCGAACTTGCTCCTCTAAGGGCTGCTGCTTTCATCTGAGCAACAGCTTCTCTCGCTCTTACGGACGTCTGAGCGGTGACGTCATAAAAGTCGAAAGCAAAACGAGCAAGGCTATAGTCGGTGAGTCCCCTCTGAATTGCATATCGTGGCATATAACGCTCTGTTTGATTCCGCATCACGATATACGATTCAGCGATGTTACTAAAGTGGCGCATTATTTGTCGCAGCGATGGTTGTGCGAATTCGATAATTGGTTGCAATGGATATTCAACAAAAGTCCCTGAAAATTCCATGCGCCACGTATCTCTTAAATTTGGTGAAGTTCCATTCTCAATACACCACACGATTAATCCATTCAAAACTTTCGCCATCTCATCTGCATTGATCTCATATGCCTTCATGATTCCGTTGTACCAATGCTCTAGCTGTGCTTGACTAGCTCTTGTATTATATAAATCCTCAGCTGCTGGCTTGTACTGCAAGAGATGCGACAAATCAAGCATTTTCTTTCCGTTTATTTGTGGCATTTTCATAGATTTGGAGAAGGACTTGACTTGTATAATCGTTGTGATTCCTGAAGATCCTGCATCCACATCCTTCTCAGCTTTCTTCGCCTTCTCAATAGCTCCTTCATTCCCAGCGTCCACTTGAGATTGAAAAATACAGTTGTCTTGAGGAAGCTCATCATCGAAAAGATTTTGAAATCTACGCACGTAGTCCAACAATTCAGAGGCATCTATCTTCTCGTCCGTGTATAAGTGTCTCAATGCTAATTCCGCCAAGTACGGAGCCTTTCCTTCTCTGGCCAGCTCATTATATGGCGCTTGTTCAAGAACCCATGAATAAAAAGTTCGAATTTCGTGAATCAAATCGTCATAGCCCCATGCTTCTATTATTGCAGCGCAAATAGCCTCAAGCCTTTGGATCGGCTCGCTACTCTTATCCCACTCTAATATGGAGACGATGCGCTCTTTTTCAAGTTTCGGTATGTAAATCCCATCTTTCAATACGCCACAATGTGATAAATAGAACAACTCAGATTTTTCTCGTGTCCTGTGTGAAAAATCGTAAATTAACCCAAGTTGATTGAAAAGACTCCCAAGATGGTCCAGAATGTGATTGCAAAAATCTGGACGAACTGCTATCAAAAGATCGTCCCCATTGGCAAAGTACTTAATCACGTCTTCCTGCCCTTCGAACTCCACCCCAAGTTTAGCAAGTGAGTACTGCATAGCCAACATAACCATTAGAGTGTTATCCACAACAGTCGATGGCTGTCCACTATTGTTGCCTTTGCATTTCTTTATTATACTTCCATCTGGTACTGCAATGGGTGTGTACACAATCTCTGTGTAAAAATTTCTGAGCATTTGTTCTCCAATGTCCCAATCCTCCAAAAATTCCGACCGGATGTTCAACACGCAATTCAAAAGAACTGGTGTTAATGAACTATCAAAGCGCGAACCATCCGCATCACAATAAACCCAACCATCTGGGAGCATTCTGAATAATACATCCCATTGTTTATAAAACTTAGTCATGCCAACAGTCCATGGTCCTTTCATATGCCCCTCATAAAACTGGTTGTTGAAATCGTCAACACAAACTTTTCCTCCAAGTAACGAATCAAGCGGAGCTGCTGTGAAAGTTCGAGTTTTGTTTAAAGAAATTTTCTCTGTTGGTCGCAACTCAGCTTTTAAAGAGCCATTCCACACTCCCATCTTTCCAGAGAAAAGTCTGAAACAACTGTCCTGAATGATCTTGTCTCTGTCTTCGTTAGAGAATTGTTCAAAGTACTCTCGCTTCTTCCCTTTATACAAAGCTCCCACAGCTGCTTTCATGTTCAAGCTCTCAAAAATACTGTCAGTGTCAGTGACATAGTTACATGAACCAACACCTGCACTTAAAAGAAGTCGAATGACAGACTGCTTTGCTTGGCTTAGAATCTCCATCTCCACATTTCCCAACTCAATTGGATCAGCATACTTGAAAAAGTCTTGCACAAAAGCCGCTTTGTTGAGTCGAGACTTCCCGTAATGACCCATGAGTGGCCGAAAGAATGCCTCCTTGTCTGGATTAGTTGCCAAATATGTAGAGAACAACATGCAAGGGCCTTTAATCACGTGCTTCGTAACGAGTGATCCTTCACAAGCAGCCACCGGCAGCAAGTTCCCTTCAGCTTTGCTGCAAATCCACCCTTGCCTCTTGTCCTGCGCATACACCAGATCATCTTTTAAATCTGATATTAACTTTGAAATTTTGAAAAGTCCATCTGGAACGTCCTCGTGCACATTCAAGGTACCCCAACAAATTTTATCAGCATTGAACTTCCAATGCTTCGTCCATTCAAGCGCTTCTGAATTCTCAAGGTACTTTACTGAAAAATTCGCTGGAAATGGTGCAAAGTAGTTATGCGCGTGTGCCATTGATGCCAAACTATGTATCCCAACAATAGCCCCATCTCTTGTGCTAACAAACGGGCTACCACATTGCCCATCTAAAGTTGTAATCCAATGCTGCCAGAACTCTCCTGAACTCACCTTTCTAATCACACTCGTTTCGGACACTGCACTTGACATGAACTTCGTTTGAAAATTTGTGCTCACCATACACACTTTATCGTCCGCCTGTGGAGCTCTAAAAATCAGTTTGCTTGGCATTGGAGGATAGTCTTTGGGCATTCTAATCAATAATATGTCTGTGTTCCCAACTGGCGACATTAATAACTGGGTTGTGTTCATAACTTTAAATTCGCCATGCCGAGAATTGACACGCAGTGTCCCATTATTGTGTTTGAACAAATGCCTGTTTGTAATAATGAATGGGCCATAACCAATACCAAACAATTCAGAGTCGTGGCCATCTGATGAGTTTGTGAGCTTGCACACACACGATGAAATGGGATTGTAATCACGCAGTCCCCGACACATAGCTTTGCTTTCATAGCTCACCTCTTCAACAATTCCCTCTGGTACAGATCCAATGGGCACTTCGCTGGGCTTGCCCGTTTGTCTCAGTTCACCCTCTCGTTCCGGGAAACCCATGATAGACGTTGATATATCGCTCACCCTTAGCGCCTGATGTGGTGTTAAATCAATCTTAAGTGCCGTCTTTCCAGCCCCCTTCATAAAGTACGCTTGAATTCCTGGCTGCGAGTAAATTTTCTGCAACTCAAGTTCGTCGTTTGCTATCTTCTGTGAACGAATTTCGCTGAATTTCTCCTGCACTGAAGATACACTCGCCAACGGGTGCTCATCATAAGTTGCCCCGGTCAATGGATCTACATATCGAACTAATAAATAGTCGGACGGATCAAAACCATAGACGTGGTAAAATTTGTGAGCTTTCTTGCCCATACCATGCGTTTTCGATTTTCCACTCTTCTTGCCATGTTTGGTATACGCCTCTCCAAAGAATTGCTCAAGCGCTTCCTCAGGTGCATCTATCCTGTATGTTCTCTTGTCACGATTTGCCCTCATCTTCAACTGTTTGGCCCGAGCAGCATTTCCTTTTCCTTGGTATGTGACATCTTCCTGATGACCCCTAAGCAGATGCTCGTAAGTTAACCAAATGCCACCCACCAGGACCACACTACATACGATCAAATCGCGTGTTAGCAACGAGCTATCCCACTTTCCTTTCAATCCCACGAATTTGCTCATGTCGTTCTTATTCTGATAGTGAACGGCTTCGGCTTCCATGAACTCCGTAACAGCTTCATGATAGTTTCCAGTCCTTGTTATGTTATTGAATTCAGTCAACCTAGCTTTCACTCGTTGCAGTTTTTCTATGTTTTCACCAGTGTGATCAACTGCATAGCGTGACCTGACTGCATTTATCATTGATGACCAAGAGATAAAACTTGCTGACGAGGACATTAAGGACAGAGACTGCATATAAGATTGCTTCAGTTGTTCTTCCTCAAGCAGTTGGTCAATTATGGCAATTGATGTTTGCACTGCCGTTGGATCCGTCCGCAGTGTGTACGCTATCTTACTTGCATTATGTGACCGAATAGAACATCTAGTGGAGTTGGTCTTGAGATCACAAACAATTCTCCAAATTTTCTCATGTAAACGTTCGGGCACATCTCGAGCGTAAAATGCCAACTTCATCTCCGGCTCGCACTGAACATCCACTCCAAGTTTTGAATAATCTCGAACTGTTAACCACTGGGCTGTATGTCCCATTTGGAATGAAAGCTCATGCATTTCAACCCTCGAATAGCGCAACTTGTAAGGCTTCAAGACCTCATGTATCTCTGGATGCATGGAACCGTTTGAGGCAATGAGAGAACTGGTGTAGTAGATCGGCAGCTCAAACTGCAAAGCTGTGATAGCTTGACGCTTAGTGCACTTGCCAAGTAAGCTAGTGGACACATTGTGTGTCATAACCGGCAAATTGTATGCGAAGCTCAAAAACGCAGCTTCAGTCGCAATGTTCACAGGGATTTCACTTAAACCCATTTCAGTATGGCCAAGCCGCAAAGCTGTTCCAGGCTTATTGCGACCAACTCGACCAAGTCGTTGAATACGCTCGCCATAACTAATGTTTGTCTTTGAATATGTTATGCGGCGTGAGTCACTGTCGAGCTGGGCTACAACCTTCGTTCCAAAATCAACCACCACATCAATATCTAATGTAACGCCATTTTCAATTATATTGGTTGCGACAAGGAAGTGTGGTTTCTCCTTCGTGCCTCTCGTGGCAATTTCGTTTGTTCCGCTTTTGAGAGTTCTTCCATCAATCTTTGTGACCATAAATTGTTTTTCAATCAAGAGCTTGCTCAGACTGTCTACATCGTTGTAACTAGCAACGTACACCAATATATTCACTCCTTTCTTTAGAACGTCACTATATGCTCCTGTTCCCAGGTTCTGTGCGAACTGTGTGAACGTTAAAGATGCCTCACGTATGACCTCAACGGGATGCTGGGTTTCAAATTCACATTCGTGCCCTGGTGGTGTTGCCGACACTTTCAAAATTTTCCCTGGAAACTTGACCTCCTGCAACAAACAGTAGAATGCCATTGCCGAACTATCCAACACATGGCATTCGTCAAACATGATGAACTGATAGTCAAAGATTTTCTCCCGCTTGTTGGCCAGTGAATGTAAAGCAAAACCACTGGTCATGACGTCGATTGGACTATGACCCACTGTGTGTACATTTCGCATAAACAAACTTGGAGAACAAAAGAAAGGATGCTTCCGAAGTTGTGCGCAAACATTCTCTGCCAGGGGTCTTGTTGGCTCAAGCACTAAAATTCTGCCCTTCTGGCTTAGGTTGAAAGGCAATCCCGTTGATTTTCCAGATCCAACTGCCCCACTAATTAAAAACTCTTTCTCATCCGAATTTATCACATCACTGCAGAACTTTGGTGCCCAATTCCTCTTAAACTCCATGAAGAAGCCACCGGTACGATAATGTGGTATAGTGTTACCAACCTGCATTTGATTATCCCACCATTTTTCAAAGGTACTATCAAATGGCGTTTCAACGAATGCTGCATTTGTTGACAGCTCCACATCGACAACTTGCTGCTTGCTTTCAAGTATGTCGTCTATTGTGTCAAGACTCTGAAAACGACAGTCTGGTGCAGTTGATGTGAGAATGCTCTTCACTTTATTTAGAACTTTGAAAACAACATCACTCCTAGCAGGGGAGAACATAAGTGTGGCTAACAACAAAAAGCCTATTATTTGCTCAAAAATGTGCTCCTGCTTGCTTTTTGATTGATACGTGACCGACCTCTCTCCGCACCACTCCTCTCTATAATGCGTTTTCAATTCATCTGGTACGCTCTTCTCAAAATCTTCCCATTGGGATTCGGACAACTCAGTTCCATGTTTTGCAATAAATAATTCGAATATGCGACCCAATTGTTTCTCTCTCTTGTTATAGGCTATGCTTTGAGCTTCTCTTTTCATTCTCTTATGCTCATTGACCATAGATGTTACATTATGAATTATTGCAATGAGCAACGACAACACAGCCAACATACTAACGTGTTTAAACAGTTGTGGCAATCCGCCTTGCAAAATTTTGAGAGGAATATGTACAAGAGCCTGATTGCTCTTCCACAAAACGTTCTTACAAAATCTCTTAGTGTGGTATATAGCTACAGCCACACTCGCATTGATGGTTTTGGAACATCGTTCCAAGCAGGAACCTGAGGCTTCTTTCCACTCTTTTATTCTTTGCTTGTCCCCTTGAAGATAATCTGGAGATCTGAGCTTTCGCATGCAAGTGTGTTTCATTACGCGCAATTTTCCACACAAACTTAGCTCGCTCCAAGAGATGGCCAACTCGTCTGTGTAGTTTTTTTCCAAATAGCTAGCTATTTTAGCTCCACTCGCATAAAACCCAGCCTGGTTCAGTTCTTTGTCAGCCACTATACGATCGTGAGCTAAGCTAATTGCTGTGAACGCCATGCCATATGACGCACTTGGATATCTCCTCTCACTCAACTTTTCGCGTAATGGCTTGTATCCCTCTTCTAGAATTCGCAATTGCTCCCAAAACATGTCACTTCTCGTCGTCTTAACAGCCAAATCATCCAATATTGCTAACATGTGCGCCACCGAACTATCTCTATTGATCCAGATACTCAAACCATCCGAAAAAGTTCCACTCTCAAATAACGCTTTGATAATGGCTGGCGATAGAATCCCGAGCAAAAGTAGGAACGGTTCATCCTCTAAAATTTGCCTCATCTTCTGTGGTCTGTGGATGGCTCTGATCAAAAACTTCATGTGTTCCCATATTGTATTTGTAGCGCTAGCCAGCGGCTGGTTCAAACAAGGATAACTTCGTTCCTCGTTGGATCCACAACCTTTGTTCCTCTGTTGTTGACTAGTTGATGACTCCCCGACCTCAAAGGTAACTTCCTTGACGAAGTGATTCTCTGGCATTTTCTCAAGCACGGTCAATGATTTTTGTGGTTTGCAACCAGATCTCCGGTTCTGCACACTGATTGTAACGTCTTTCTCGCCGCCAACTAGATAGTCCTTGATCTCAGATTGCAGGTCATCATTCGCAAAAAGGATCAATTGTGCAACTGTTCCAGCTTTAAGATAGTGAAACCCCGAAGTAGCTGACCCATATGAATCAATGACATGTAGAATCTGTTTTTGGTGATCTACCAAAATTCGTGGTATCTCAGCTGTCCTGGTGTCAGGATGTAAAATAGATAAGAAATGACAAGCTGTGGCCACGTCTATCATCTTGGGCCACGTCCCTAACTTAGGAACAAGAACATCCCTGACAATCTTTGTGAACTGCTTGGCCTTCTCCTCTTCCACATTGAGCAGCATGGCAATAAAGATTAATATGTAACAATATCCCTCCTTTGGAATGTACATTCCTGGCTTCTTACCTTGTGGAAGATCTATGTATTTCGGGTCAATAGGCGAGCCGACAACAAGATGATGCTTTGTAGGAGCCATGTAAGCTGATTCATACGCAACACCATTATCATGAGTTACGCAACAACAAGGATTTAGAAAGTTCCCATGCAAGCGACTGATGCAATTCTCACCAACTGGACCCTGGTCAATTCTCTCACCTTTCAGTTGACCCCTCAAAACTGCCAAATCAGTTGGCATCACCAAATGTCCAATGGCCAACTGTCTTGAACCCCTCGGATTGTGTCGTACTTGATATTGCTCATACTTGCCACCCACAACCACTTCTGTGAAATAGTTTTTAAAGAACCTGTTGACAGCTGCCCCGCGCAGTCCCCACACAAAATTGCCGTTTTGGTCTCTCTGGTTGTCACACAGGAGTGACAAATTCAATTGATTCTTTGCGAGAATTTTATTGCGAAATGTCGCCAGAGAACCAGTTTTAACATGCTCAATCCTGTTTTTATGCCATCGCACTAATTGCCGCAATTCCTCCGCCAACCTTGTGGCATCCCCATCGGATGAGTGTAATAACTTCACAATTCCATTATTTAGATTTAACAGATGGGAGTAAGGAGCATCGCTTCTATCTCCAATCAATCTAATGTTTTCTGTGAAAGCATCGTAATTCATCTTGCTATGAGATGCAATGTTTTTCGTAACGTCGACGAATTGCTGCACATGCTCAAATGAGGCAAGACTCTTGCTCATGAATGGAGACAACCGCTCCATTTCCTTAAGGACAGCATCGCTATATTCTCCAAGTGACATCTCGGCAACCCGTTTCGCACACTTGCCACACGTTATCTTTCCACATTGACCGTATATCAAAGTGAGGAAAGCGGCAACTTTTCCACATTCATAAACACTTACATCTCTCTCACATACATGATCATCTATCTGATTCTTGTGTTCAACGAATGTAGAGCTGTAACCATCCCAAAATTCCTTCGCCACATCATTGTAGTGGTCAACAGCTATTTGTGATTCAAAGTTCAAAGGTTCCCTAGCATCAACAAGATTGCCTAACAGTCGCCCTCTAACAATGAAGAAAACCTCATCTTCATGACAAATTCCGCCAAGAGCTTCCTTCTTGCTTAAAACCAATCCACTATCACCATATGTCAACATCTTGCTCTGTATTGTTCGACGCCTCTCATAAGGTCTCATCAATTGTTCAAAAACTGGCCGCTGAACCTCATCAAAATAGCAATCAACGGGCTTGTAGATGCCACACTCATGCCTCGTCGTTACTTTAAAGCACTTCGTTCCATAACGTCTGACGCCTCGCAAACACAGAGGTCGGTTGGCACGTTTTCCTATCACCTGTATTTCAACGCCAGTTGACTCACTAACAGTCCTCACACTATTAATGAGTTTTTCCACACTCCAAGTGACGTAATTTTTCTTGGGTTTGGCTCTAACTTTCCGCTGCACCTGTTCACGAGGTTTTACTGTTGTGTCCACAGCTTTTACGTCTTCTTCTTCAATGCGAATGCTATTGATAACCTCATCTGGTGCGTCAAATGTTTTGTTCAGACGGCCGATTGCCGCTTCTTTCATCTTCCGAGTGTATGTATACGCAAACCTTTCCATATTGTGTGCAAAGGACTCCCAGCCCTTATACAGGATTCTCCTTCCCTCGGCCGTGAATTTGATGTACTTGCGCATCTGCGCAAAGAGGCTATCACTCAACAGCCAATCATCTTTAACAGATTTTGGCACGACAACAGGCACACAATCAACGAACAAGTCACTTATTTTTGGCTTTTCAATAGTTTTAATAGTAGTAGATTCAACTCCATCTCTGTCATTCAACAGAGTTTTGCTAAGATTAGCGCTATTCAAATTCGGCCTTGCAGCGACCGAACTAACCTTACTCATACCAGTATCAACCTTCCAGTTCCCAAGATCAATGTTGATTGATCCAATCATCATCATGCTTGCCATTTACGAACAGATTAATTGTAAATGAAAATGCAAAGAAAACAGAAGACTTGCAAAGGCTTTGAAAGTTCGTAAGTAGGTTTTTGCTTGCTTGTAATTGTAATCGTCGTAGT